TCGGTGTTCTCAAGCAGAACAGCCGTTACGCGACGGCGGTGATCATCCTTGATGACACCTAGATCAGCGTGGTCCAGCAGGGGTCCCCACTTGTTGTTCAGGTCTTCTTGTAGCATTTTGGTAGACTCCCTTTAGAGGTATATTCTAGTTTATTTATAAAAGCTTGGTTTCTAACGCGCTTCTTTGTCGCGTTACTTTGGGCGAGACGTACGAGAGATTGCATCCATGTAACGAGCGACTTGTGGGTCAACGTTAGCTGGAGCAGCAGCCTCTTCGATCAGTTGATCTTCGGAGATAGCAGGAGCTTCTTCGATCAGAATGCCAGTGGAAGGCGTAGCCTTCTTCGTGACGGATTCTTTGATCTGACGAAGCTTCTTGGTATATGTGGCCAGGTCATCAGACTCGATACCCTCAGCAAGGGTACGAATGCGATCGATCTGGGTTGCGGCGAGACCAACAGTCTCTTCAGCGAAGGTAGACTCAACACCTGCAACAAGCTTATCTTCCTTTAGGGCGATAATCTGCTCTAGGGCTGCATTTAGTTCAGTCTCAAGGCCTTCGTTGACTTCAAGCATCTCAGCGAGGACGTCTTCTGCCTCATCGGGGATGTTTAGGTTGTGTTCAAGGAACAGGTCCTTCATTTTGCCCATGAAGTCTTCGGCAATTTCAGCACGGAGGCTGACGTCGATAGCAACTTCATTGTCGGCGACCCAGGTTCCAGCAGCATAGTTGATGTAAGAGTCAATCTGCTCGTACAGGCCGTCGGTCAGGGCGGAAACTTCTTCTTCCAGAGTTGCGGCGTAAGCCTCTTCCAAAGCAGCGGTAGTTTCAGCATACTTAGCCTCAAGCTCTTCAGCCAGGGCAGCAGCTTCAAGACCGACACGTGCATTTACAGCAGACTCGAACAGAGTCGTTGCTTGGTCGCGGAAGTCCTCGGAAAGCTCATCACCGAAGAGAGAGTCAAGCTCTTCCTTGGTAACAGTCTTCGTAGCGATAGACGCTTTGTTCTTTGCAGCTGCACCACCATCGATTGGGTTGGTAGGCTGTGCAATAGAAGCAGCGAAGTGGTTCAGGTCCTCATCGGACATGTTTGCAGCAGCGCTAACCAAGTTAGCGAGGGTTGCAGTACGAGATGGCTTGGCAGCGATCGTTGCGGCAGCAGCGGTTTGCTCAGCAACAACCGATTCGTCATCACCGTCCATATCAAGTTCGTCGAGACCGATGTCTTCGAGGTCTAGATCTAGATCCAGGTCGTTGTCATCAATTTCGAGTTCTGGGTTGTTGTCTTTAGGCATCGACAGCTCCTTTAGGAATGTTCTGTTGTATTTATAAATTACTGATTTGTATGACCAGACAGTAGCGCTTCGAAGATCTTCATCTTACGCTCATTGTCCAGTGTACGTGCAGCAGCGTGATTTTCGATGACCTGAACGGCCGTCTCAAGAGTTGCCTGCTTAAAGATACCATTCTCCCAGATCCACTCAACACCTTCCATGATACCTTGAACAAAAGCATCTGGTGCGGATGGATCTGCAACAACGTCGGCGGCGGTTGCAAGTCGGAAGTCATTCTGAACTTCCATAAGTCCGTTCTGGGCTTTTAGCGTACCCATACCACGGGAGGAAACACCAAGACCGGCGCCTTCTTTGATCAGGTTCCTGACGATGTTACCCATCGGCGTTTCCATGATCTTAGCTTTACCGATATAGTTGTTGCCATCCTTACGGAGCTCCTTGATCATGTGTGACACACGGTCTAGGTTGATAGCTGGGCCAGATGGGTGACCAAGTTCACCATAAGCACGATTAGCAGCGATCGATTCCTTGGTGTAACGGGCGACCTCGTTCTCAAGAATTTGAGACGGGTACATGCGACCGTTACGGTTCTTGATGCCGCCCTGAAGGAAAACACCCTCAATAAACAGGGATTTCTTTCCATCCTCGCCGGTGGCTTCTTCGATGTACTGAACGTCCTCAGCGATGTCTAGGAACAGCTTCATTGTGGTAGTCTCCTTAGTCGGCTAGATATTCTAGGCGAGCGTTTTGCTTCTGTACCTCAAGGACAAGGAAGCCCTTAGAAGGAACAGCGCTACCCTCTGGTGGAATCAACGTCACAGAAATATCAGCAGCAGCATCTTTATTTATGGACATTCCAATGCCAGCGAAATCGATGAATCCAGTGGAGTCCAGAATGATTGCTGTATTAGATCCCCTTTGAACATGCCAATATGCACCTGGGGTAGAACCATAAGCAGCTTGTGTGATTGCCACGCCAGTGATTACTTCTTCCTCGATAGCGACATTGCTGACGGAGTTGTTGCCAGCGACAACTACTCCTGCTACGTTTGCAGTGAAGTGAAATACTGCAGATGAGTTCTCACGGTTGATAACAATGTTAGGTGATACTGCCATTAGTTAGATCCTTGTGCGTCTTTGTGGAAGTTATCCACGTAGTGGTCAAAGCTCTTGGCTCCGAGGTGCTTGCGAGCAGCTTTATCCAGGTGGTCAATTACTTCATGGTGTGGGATGCCCATTTTCCTAACTTTGTTGCTGATCGCTTCGAAGCCATCAGAGTCAGGATAGTGGTTGCCTACTTCAGCTTCGATGTGACGGGCAATGTGGAGGGATCTATTTTCCCTGGCTTCTTTTCTAGCAATAGAAGAATCCGCCTTAGCTGCAGCGATTGCTGCCTTAGCTGCAGCGCGTGCCTTTTCCTTGGCCATACGGGCTTTGGAAGCTTCTAGCGAGTAGTAAGGAGCTTCGTTGAGTGCTTCTTCGTTTAGGTGTTTGCCCTCAAGATAAGACGCTAGGGCGTTGTGGTGCTGATCATGGCCTGGTTTACGATTGCCATAACCCTTGATCGATAGCGTAGGACACGAGCCAGAATACCATTCACGTTGATAAACACTGTGATTGGTCGTTTGTCCAGTCTTGTTGTTGGTTACAGAAACCAGATGAGCTTGACCGTACTTATCACCCTTCTTGGTAGAGATACCTAGGGCCTTGATAGAGCCCCGGTGACCACGCACGTGATCGGGTTCGCCATTTTCTAGCTGTGCGTTATGCAGCTTACTAGATTTAATAGAATAGTCACCGTGAGTTACAGCTTCTTCAGCGAGTTCGTCTAGCTGAACGTCTTCGCTGGTCAGCTTGTTGACTGCCTTAGAGATACCACCGATACGCTTAGCAGCTTTCACCCGTGGGCCTTCAACATCATCAGATGTGGTTTTGAGAGCCTTGTGGATGGTGTCTTTGTCGGCATATTTCATGTGGCGGTTGGTGATCCGATCAACCTCGTCGCGCTCGGCCTTCTTCGTGCCGTATTCTACAGCCTTGCTTGCCACGTCGTTTGATGCTTTTTTGATATAGGATCCAAGTGTTCCTTTGGAAAGCTCAGTGATGACTTCTTCATCAAGCTTATCAAAGTGCTTCTTCACATAAGCAGTTTTGCCAGTGCGCAGTGTGTTGTATCCGCCCCATTGATTTTGAAGCGGCTTACCATCCTGGTGAGTTTTGATAATGGAAGAATATTCGCTGGCTTCGCCTGGCATACGAGTATGCATCTCGTAGCGGCTAGCCTTATCGCTGCCTTTAGTTGCGACTAAAGTCTCCGCTGAAGCTTCGATCAATGCGGTTCGGCCTGTCGCCCTTCTGTATCTTTCGACCAGGGTCTCTTCCTTGACATCCTTCGAAGCCCAGCGACCATCTTCAGTTTTGTAAGATTGCGAGGACCACTTACCAGATTTCTGGTTAGCATAGCCATTGGCCACGGCCCGAGCCTGCTTTACAGCCTTAGCTTTTCTAGCCATTGCAGCAGCGGATGGATATGCTTCATTCAAAGGAGTCGCGCCCTGATGTTTTCCAACTTCCCTAGCAACTGCATCTGGGTAGGTCATACCGTTTCGCAGATGGGTGTTCAAATTATTCTTGACGTGCTCTGGTTGCTCATCATAGTGTTTGTCATGACGCTGTGATGTTGTCATTTCTTCCGCTAGACGTGCATCTGCCTTGTTGAGGCTGAGGGCCCGACGGTCAGCTTTGCGGCCGAGCTTAACTGCGGCGTCGGTCGTTTTCTTGTACGCTGCTGGATTATCGCGAAGATCGTCTGAAGACTTCCAGGCGTTGTATGCCTTGTCATTCAGTTGGTCGTAGGACCTATCACCTTTAGCGACATAGCGCTTCAGGAGATCTTTAGAAACTTCGTTGATAGTTTCTTCATGCAGCTTAATGTGTGTATAGAAATGCGAGTTTCTAGCTACAGAGGCTCCGCCACGGAACGGAGCATTATGCTCACCATCATCGACGATAGAGTGCTTGATACCAGCGGCCTCCAAAGCCTTTTTGATCTTGTGAGTGTGACCCTCAGCCGTGCGCCCTGACTTATAGAAAAAGCCATTGCGGACAATGATATGACCATCATTGTTTCTGCTTACCGTATCTGCAAAAACGCCGCCTGCCTCAAGAGCATTCTTGACGACCTTTACGCTTTCTTCGAGATTCTGTGTCAAATGAATGATCCAATCTTAGTCGTGTTCGTGTGGTTCATGATCGTGGTGACGATCGAAATACGGGCTCGTTGGTCCATCGGTTGGCGAATACTTATCGAAGTTCAGGTGACCCCAACGGCGGTGGAACGGTCCGCGGCTGCAATAGTCATGAGCCTGGAAGCTGCTGAGGCCGTGGTCTCTAGCAATTGCTTGAACAGCAGGGTGTTCAATTTCATGCTTGAGCTCGTGGCTGTAGTGTGGGTTATCTTCGTCACACACGTCCACAGCTTCCCTAAATCTTGGGTGCCTTTCAATGTCAGGCCTATGATGTTCGATGTTATAGCCGTGGCTAGGGAGACCGATTCCAAGACCCTTATGAATGGACCCGTTATTTTCTCCGTGGCGCTGAAGCACTTCAGCGGAGTGAGGGTACAGCTGAGATTGCCTTTTGCCGAAGCGGATGCCCTGGATTTCATCAATTTGTTGAACTTCCTCGTAAACCGCAGCATCCTTGCCGGCATCGTAGCCATGCTCAGAAGCGCGCTTGACAGTCTTGATGTTAGAGGCTTTGAAAACCTCATCACCATTTCCGTTACGGTCAGGGTGCTTGACAATAACATGCTTGTCAATAAACTTCTTCTCGTCTACCGATCGAGGAGCGTATGTTTCTAGAATTGTTTTTAGCGTTTTCGCCATTTTTTGCTTCCTCGGGATGTGTTGATATTATTCGGCGTCGATTTCTGGGAAGAAATTTGCCCGTGTGTCATCACGGCGCTGATCGATCAGAGCATGAATACGCTCTCCGATTAGCTCATTAACAATAGCTCCAACATCGGCTGGTCTCTGTTCAGAAGAGGCAGCGATGATGTCTAGAATACGTTGATCTTGAGGCATAGTATAATCTCCAATTACCTTATTTATAAGACTTAGCGATCTGGACCGACAGGCGTGCCAGGCGTTGGTGACTGATCCATTTGACCATCACCACCTCCAGCATCTGTGCCAGGCGCCGCATCTTCTACTGATTGATATTGAGGAACATCGACTTCCTTAGCGATTTCCTTGTCTTCTTCTTTGATTTCTTCTTCAGTCTGACGAAGAACCTTAGTGCGAACCCACTTGTGCGAGTAGTACTTGCCAGCATAGTCGTCGATCTGCTGCAGCATAGTAATACGCTCACGAAGAATCTCAGTTTCCTTCAGTTCTTCGTAGAAGTTGTCTTTGTTGAAGTTGAAACGAATTTTACCTTTAATCTGTTCCCAATCTTCAGGCGTGACGATATTCTTCAACATTAGCTGGGTGCCAAGTGTCTTGACAAATAGTTGTGCGAATGAAGAACGCAGGCGGGTGATAAACTTCGAGAACTCCAGCTCGTCTCGTGAAATCTCGCTAGAACGACCAAGATTGAAGGCCTGTTCAGAATCCAGACGGCTGACGGGCACGTTCAAGGACTTGTAGAGGTTCTTCTGGAAGTATGTGATGTCATCGATCTGGCCAAGGTTCTGCCCACCTGGAAGAGTAGTGATCTCGGTTCCCTTACCACCTTCACGTCGTGGGAGCCAGAAATCTTCCAGCATGGTCATGAACTTGCGGTCATCCTTAATAGCACCGGTGGATGCATCGTAGACGAGCTTGTTTTTGAACTTGTTCATGATGTCGCGAAGGTGCTGCTCAGCCTTGGCCTTTGGCAGGTTACCAACGTCGATATAGAAGATCCGGCGTTCGGGCGCACGGGAGATGCGGTAAATAACCAGGCTATCTTCCAGAGCCCGCAGTTGATTCAGAGGCCGCAATGCTTTCTGTAGATAGGACAGGATCATGTCCCCGTTAGGGCTAGTTAACCCAGAGGTGACATGGATGATCGAGTCTTTAGCAATCTTCAGAGCACCATCGTTTGTGGACTGGCCTGAAACTTGCTTCGTATTCAGAATACGGTCAGAGTAGATGTAATATTCTTTAGCAACCTCTTTGACCACAACGCCTTGAGCCATGCGCTTAGACTTGGTCTCTTTGACTTTGCGAATCTTACGTGGATCCAGGTATCGCATCTCTTTGATACCAGCCTTTGGATCTTTAGGATCGATAATCACGTGGTAATATAGACGGCCGTCTACGTACCAGTTTTCAAATATCTTGTAAGGGGAAATGTTGAAATCAAGTAGATCCGTGACGTACGCGAACTCATCCGAGATCATCTTCTTGACATTATCACCAAACTCAAGCCTATCCAACACGATTTTGACAACCTCGTTGTCTTCATCTTGCACGATAGCTTCGTTAATGATCTTCGTGACTGCAGTGTCCAGTTCTTGGTTCTGAACAGCTTCACGGTATTTAGTGATCAACTCTGCTTCAGAGCGAATAGATCCATCGAGGTCAATGGAAGTGCCATAAACACCTCCCGTAGAAATATTTACAGCTCCGTCTTCGTTCACCTCAGGTGCGAATGAGTCAGGTTGTACTGATGGATCCGCGTCTACTTTTCGACGGAACTCAAAGCCAAATAGCTGCATGCGTAGATTACTTCCATAAAAGGATGGTGGGGGAAGCTATGCCTCCCCCTTCACAGTCTATCTTTAGACGCCGCCGGCATTGCCGGTGATGCTGGTGTCGATATCCCACCAGTCGTAAGCGAACGTGCACTGGAACGTTTCAATCTGGTCGTTGTCAGCCCAGTTGAGGCCGATACCAGAAACGTCAACAGGGAAGATGCCATTGAAACGGTAGGTGCGGAGCGCACGACCGTCCTTGGACATCTGAGTAACACGGCCAGTCGACTTGTATCGGCTGGACTCTGGACCACCGAAGGTACGAACGTTGCCTTCGAAGGAGTTGATGCGGTTAGACCATTGCTCAAGGGCGTTACGGATGAGATAGTCTTCGTCGTTCATGACGGTGACTGTCCAGTTTCCGTAAGTGCGGTTTCCTGCTACCTTAATCGTACGACCAAAGTATGGAACTTGGATCTCGCTAAGGGTTGCGGCTGGAATCTCAGCGGCTTGAACGAGGAATGGGACCTTCAGGTCACCAGCGCCGTTCGCTGGGTTGCTGAACTGAACCTGGAAGAGGTTCGGTCTAGCGCCACCGTAGGTCAGCTGAGAACGGATCTCGTTG